ATGACCCTGGTATATTCAACAGAAACCGGACGCATTAAACCGGAAGAAGAAAAAGTAGCTCGTCCTAAAGGCGACGGTATTGTTCGTATTCAACGCCAAACCAAAGGCCGTAAAGGCAAAGGCGTTTGTATCGTTTCAGGATTAGACCTAGACGACGCGCCTTTGAAACTGCTCGCTGCAGAGCTTAAAAAAGTATGCGGTTGTGGCGGTTCAGTCAAAGATGGCACCATCGAAATTCAAGGTGACGCAAGAGATAAGATCAAAACACACCTTGAAAAGAAAGGCATGACAGTAAAACTAGCCGGTGGCTAAATTCCTGACGTTCAAATCTCAGATAAACTAAAAATGGCGTCTATATGATTAGACGCCATTTTTATTTGCAATAAACAACGAGCTAATTGAAGAACAAGCAATCGCAGATTGATAGATCGATATTAGCTATTTTATGGTAAATCAGAATACTGTTAAATATGCATACTCTTATGAACCTAACAAAAACCTAGAAGCACCAACACATGAAGTTAGCGTAGACCTATAACTCACAATAGGCAAGTGATTGGAAAGCAGGGTAAGTGATTGAAACAGACCTGTTTATGAACCTAACTAAAAACCCTACATATTTAACATAACACATATAATGCGCACTGATATAGGGGTTCCTGTGGACTTGCAATCACTAAGGCCAATCCAGCACAAGCCATTGAAATACTTGATAATCCAAGTCCGTTAAACTTTTTTCCTATGTTCTGCCATAGTGTCTGCGCTTCGTGCGTTTTTGCTTTATCCATCGCTAAGCCAATCAGAGCCTTTTCTTTGTCTTCGCCTACAGCGTCTGCAAGCATAAGTATCTGATTCTCGTTAAGAAATGTTCGACCTTTTCTAACTTCAGTGATCATTTGCGGGCTTACACCCAAGTCATGAGCTATTTGTTTGTATTGAACGTAGTTCATCTTGTCTTTATAAGCGTCGAGCAGCTTGTTTGTATACATTTTGTAGCATCCTCAATTCACGTCATTAAACCGATTTTAGTCTTTTAACACATAATTTGCTCTATTGACCATACATAAGATTCTGTATTTAATCGCTATAGAATTTAATGTATTCGACCTCTTGGATGGTCGTTCGGAACTGGTCAAGGCGATTTCATGAACGAAGCTCAAATCATCTATTACGACTTGCTACCTGACTACACGGTTTCTGTGTTGGTCAAAGGTTGCGACGAATGGGATTTGCTTAAATCCATGTCTCATCTTGAGTCTTGGGCTTCCTCTCAGTTCACTTCTTATGAGTTGGTGTCCATCACCAACACGACCGTTGAACAACGTATCAACTTGGGGGTGTTTGATGACTACTGCAACTAACATCCTTAAAAGTTTCGATGAGCAAAGCGTTCATATTGATTACCTGTGTTTTACGTTTGCTGTGAAAGACTTACGTCATTGTCATGATGCGGTTCGTCGATTGCACAAGCATGAGGAATACAAAGGCTTTGCCAAATCTGGACTGTTACAGCGTCACTGTCGTGCGCCTAAGTTCCCTGCTCCACCTGTGTTTAATCCGACGGTCGCTCAGACTTCCGACGAGATTGATGCATACAACAAAGCGTTTGATATCTGTTATCGCAATTACTTGGAAGACTGCTTGCGCATCTTCACCAACCAAGTGCTTGGTTTGTCGCTGTCAGCACCTCGCGGTTTGGGTTTCCAGTTCTACACCGAATCCATGAAACTGACTTCGCCAGATGGTGAGGACTTCTGCGGCTTCGTTGGTATCGGCGGTAACAATGACACGGTGCATTTCCAAATCAACGGAACGGGATGCAAGCATGTATTTGCCCGTCGTCCTACGTGGTCGCTGCATGACTGGCTGACCAATGTACTTGGTGTGCAAACTTTGGCGCGTGTTGACTTGGCCTATGACGATTACGACGGAATTTTTGATTGTGAATACGCTTACAAGGCGTGGCGTGACGACTGTTTCCGCACCGCCGAACGTGGTCGTGGCCCTGTGCTTCATGAAGATATGACCATTGCCAGTATCGGCAAAGACGGCAAACCGATTTACACCAAAGAGCAATACTCGATTGGTTCGCGTACCTCGCGCATTTACTGGCGTATCTACAACAAGGCTCTTGAGCAGAAACTCGCAAACACGGGTCTTGTCTGGTATCGCTCTGAAGTCGAGCTGAAAAAATGGAATGTTGATGTGTTGCTGAATCCAGCTGGCGCGTATGCCGCGCTCAATGATTTCGCAGCCTCGATTTCTACCGCTAAGAAATTCAATACCAAACCTGTCCCGACGAAACGCGCAGCGTTAGACCTGCTGGCCTCTGCGCATTGGATGCGTCGTCAGTACGGGAAAATCCTTAATTCACTTATCGAATTCCATGAGGGCGACATTGAAACCGTGGTCGGTTCCCTTGTCCGTGATGGAACGAAATTCACCTTCCCCGATACCTACGGCAAGTTGGTGACTCACATATTGGAGACTTAACAAATGGCTAAATCCGTTTTTGTACTTGGCATGGATATCACTTGGAACTCAGCACGTGGCGACAGTGCTCAACTGAACGTGTCACGTCCTCTACGTGAAATCAACTCAGAGAAATTCAAACGCCGCACTATCGGTGAATCGGGTGATGTGAATCCCCAATGGGATCAACCTTTAATGATTGACCATGAATATGCCCTGCTTCTTGAGCGCACTGGTGCTCTCGTTCCTCGCCGCGAATACCAATTGCGCTTGGAGATTAACCCAGAAGACCCATTGGCAGGCGCTATCGTGACTGAGCTTATTCCAGTCGACCAAGAAATTAAGAAGCACTTCGAAGCTTCAATGAAACCCGTTCAAGGCTAAAAAATGTCTGTATGCGTCACCGTCGTTAACCAGTATGGCAATTTGAAAGCAACGAAAACGCCTGTTGCGGATTGCCAAGAATACGTGCTGATTTCGGCGGTGGACTACCAAGAATATAAGGAACCAGTCCTCTTCAACGGTGACTTGTTCCTGTATGTCAGTGGCGTGCTCTTGATCAACATGGTCGTTGGTCACTGGGTGGGTCGTGTTGTTCGCCTTATGAGTAAAAGGTAAATCTTATGAAAAAACTAGAACTTGTTGTAACTAACGTAAAACACGCAGTCGTAAACAAAAAGACCGCAGCTGGTGCTGCACTGATGGCCGCGTCTGTCTCTCCGGCGTTCGCTGAAGTCGATATCACGGGCGCAATCAACTCTGCGGTATCCGGTGGTCAAGCTAACGTATCACTGGTTGTGGCGGGTCTGATTGGTATGGCTGCACTGGGCTTTGGTGTGACCATGGTTGTTGGCTTCTTACGCCGCTAACGGCTCACCTCTATGCCTCCTTTATCGGGTAATTTACTTGGAGATGTTCTCGCTATCGTTCTAGGTGTTGCCTTTGCGGGGGCATTCCTCCACGGCTTTGTGAGTGGCATCAATACTCACTAATCAACGGATAAGGGAGCTTCGGCTCCCTTTTTTAATGGTGCAAATGTGAATAAGTCACTCTTTTTACTTTTGTTTTCGTGCTTGTTCTTATCACTTAATGCAAGCGCGGCTCAACCAACCTATAAGGTTTCAGACGTTTCAGCTTATCCCGATTGTAAGTTGCTATTGGGTCTGAGAGTTAACCCTGCCTCTTATGTCTCTTGTTATGAGAATAAATTTGTTAACTACAAGGATTTTTCTACTAAGTCCTGTTATTTGAGGCATGGCAAATACGTTGTAGATATCATGTGTCACACGACCAGTCCTTCTTGGCCTCTTTATCGTGCTGCTGGATTCTTGCAAAATTCGGCTCAATGTCCGCCTGACTATGAAAAGGTAGAAGACGAGTACGTCGTGTCGTGTGAACCCATCGTTCCTGCTTGTGAGTATGGAGAGAATCCTGATGGCTCATGCATGGATGCTTGTCAGTTCAAACAGTCCATTGGCGATACGGTGAAATTGTACTGGCACCCTGCCATATACGGCGAATTGGTGACGGGCGCGTGCTACGGTGACTATGGTGCCACTCGATGTGAAGTGACTAAGAACGAATCCACCATTATTTGCACTGGCGTTCCTGATGGACAGTACACGCCCGACTCTCAATGCTCTCTGCGCTTTGCTTACACTGGACGTCAGTGTGACGGTGGCACACTTTTCTGGGGCGTGAATGGGCCAGATGAACCCATCATTCCACCGGATACGCCAGAAGACCCAACCCATGACCCAGATGACCCAACCGATGAGATTGAAGACCCAACTGTCCTACCCGACGATTCAACCAACACGGTTAATCCCGGTGTCGTTGATGATAAACCGGATGTAGAAGACCCTGACACGGATGAATCGACAGACACGGCAGTCCTTTCTGCTATTAAAGGGCTTAACGTGGATGTGAACAAAGGCATTCATGATCTTAACGTCGATATCAACCAGTCACACGCGGACATCACCAACGCGGTGATTGATGTGAAAGGCTCTTTGGTCGATAACACCCAAGCCATTCAAGAGCAGCAAATCAATGACAACAAGATTTATAACAACACCAAGGCACTCATCCAACAGGCCAACGGCGATATCACTACGGCGGTGAACAACAATACCAACGCCACTATTGGCATTCGTGACGATTTAAAAGGGCTTGGTGATTCCGTGGGCGAACTCGATAGCAGCTTAAATGCGATTGAGGGTCTATTGACTGGCTCAGAGTTTGGCACACCTACGGGTACCGCTATCACTGGCGAAATCTTCACGGCAGAAGACTTTGCCAACCTGCAAACCACGATAGATGAAAAAGCCGAATCCATTCAAGGCTATGTGGATGATATCAAAGGCTTAATCACTATCGGCACCAACTTCAATAACGGCACATTGAGTGACAAGTCTTTCAATATCAAAGGCGCAACCGTTGAATCAGGACTACAGCGTTTTGATGCGGTATCGGGCTACGTGCGCCCTGTCGTGCTGTTCATTTGTGCCTTAATCGCCCTTTGGGTTCTGTTTGGTAATCGGAGTAAATAACATGGAATACATCTACTCAGCATTAGAGTTTATTGCCAACATTGGGCAAACCTTTCTCGACTTCTTTGATGTGGCGATTGAATGGATAAAGAACGCGTTTGAATACGGCGCGATGTGGCTTATCTCAGTTTGGCTCGATATCAAGATTGCCTCGATACAAATCGCACTCAAGATTGCGCAGCTGCTGCTCGAAGAATATGGCGTCTATACGCTTGTCGAAGACCGCTTTAATGCGCTTCCCTCTGACGTCCGTTATATCTTGACCGAATACGGCGTCACCTCTGGGCTACGTGTCATCTTTGATGCGTTCGCTACGTCTTTAGTTATGCGTTTCTTTAACTGGTGATTGAATGGCTACTTCATTTCGATACGGTCACGGTGGCTCTTACAAATCGGCTTGCGCCGTGTGGTTTGACTTACTGCCTGCACTGCGTGAAGGTCGAATTTGCATTACGAATATTCATGGCATGCAGCCACTTGAAGTGATTGAACAACGCCTTGGTGAAAAGTTTCCTGATACGGCTCGGCTCATTCGCATTAGCTCTCGCAACCCTGAAGGCTTCGAGCTTTGGAAATACTTCTTCTGTTGGGCTCCTATTGGCGCGTTCATCCTCATTGATGAGTGTCAGCAAATCTTCTCGGTCAATGCAGGTTTCAAAATGGCGAACATACACAAGCGCCCTTTCACTGACTTTGAGCCTCACTTGCCGGAAGGATTCTCTGAGCTGTTTCACTCTCGCTGGCTAACGATTGATACGTCCAGTTTGGACAATGGCGAGATAGACGATTGCCAACGTACACGTTTTGATGAGCAAGGACGCATCATCTATCCGGAGAACTTTAACAACGCCTTTATGGAGCACCGGCACTACAACTGGGACATTGTGTTACTCACACCTGACTTTGCTCAAATCCCGAAAGAGTTAAAAGGTGTCGCGGAGTTGGCCAAGCAACATAAGGGTAAAGATGGGATCTTCTTTTCCAACCGCAAACCGCGCATCTTGGAACATGACCCAACTCGAACGGTCACCAAACCAAGCAAAGACGATGTGGTTTATAACCTCAAGGTGCCGCTTGACGTCCACCTCCTCTACGCCTCGACTGTCACGGGGCAAATCACCAAGTCGGGGCTTGGAAAGAACATCTTTCTTAACCCGAAATTCTTAGCAGCTATGGCACTGGTCGTGCTTTCATTTGGGTACTTAGTTTATGCGCTTATTGGTATGGTTTCTGATTCTGAGACGACAACTGCGGAAGGAACGCAGCTTCATCAAACTTCGCAGCAAAGTGGCGTTTCGACTTCGCAAGGTCAAGCACGTCCTGGTCAAAGTGGTTCGCCTGGTTCTGTCATGGGTTCTAGTGGTTCTGGCTGTACGGGTTCTGGTTGCGGGAATGAGTCTTATCATGACGTAGGCACCGTTCCGGCTTGGTTCCCACTGGCGAACTCAGAAAGTATCTATGTCTCTGCGGTGGAACGTTGGCACAAAGCCACCTCGATACACGTCAACGTGCATTTTGAGGTTGTCACACCGCGCGGTGTGACTTACCTCGATGACGGATTCCTAAACAAGTTGGGCGTCAAGATGGAATATCTGGACGATTGTCTCGTCCAGTTGTCCCACGGCGCATCCAACTTCTATGTCACGTGTTCGCCGTATGAGCAATATGCACAACGGCAAGAGCAAGATATTGAACTCAAACCCGTTGGCGGTTTGTTTAGTGGAGACGAAACCTAATGAATGAATACGTAACGCATGGACAGCTGGTTGAAATCATCGAGCTGTTTGATCATCTCTCGATAGTGAACGCCGTCATTGTGGTACTCGCGTATGACCTTGCGAGATACCTCCTAGGCAAACTGGTCGACTACTTCAATTAAAGGCACGGTGCCAGCCCCGCAGGGATAAGGAGTTGCGGAGCGACGACGAGGCACCAAGCCGCCCACCTTAGCAAAACCTAGCTTCATTACTTAATCGGCGCGGTTAGCAGCCCAAAGCCACTTGGATGCTGCCGCCCTCCTTCCTGCTAGACCAGCCTTGCAGAGACTATCCACACCAAAGGCGCGTTAACCTACTGGAACGCTGCATACTCACTACATCAAAGCTTTGCGAGTGTCGAGCAATGCTTATTCTTCTTTTCTGGGTTATCTCCGACGGACGCGCGGAGCAAGTGAGGACGGGCTAGGACGATTGCGCGACGTGCGGCGGGAGGTTAAACCCCCGAATCTGTATTACGGGGGTAAATTCCACTGTAGTCCAACAGTCCGCGTAGTCATAAATAGAATTAAACCAAGGAAGCATTTTTACATATGTATTTTAGACATGCAGCATCACTCAAGATATAGGAAGATGGTATCCTATAAATAGATTATTAGGTTTACTTAAATCTTAACAACATGTTGGGCTATGAAGGGATTAGATATGAAATACGTCTTTAGAGGGAAAAGTTATACGACATTGACATCATGTTACCGAGACAATACAGATCAAGTAACTGTTGGTATAGGAACTGTAAGAACACGATTGAAAAACGGTTGGAGTTTAAATAAAGCTCTGTTGCACCCTAAACAAAAAACAATAAAAACAAAGTTAGGTTCGCATACAGTTGAGGGGAAAGTATACGAAAATTTGCCAAGTATTGCTGAAGAGTACGGCATGACTTTAAATACAATTTATAAGCGATATTCTAGAGGCTGTCGTGGGGATGATCTTGTACCTCTAAAAAAGAGAAAGTCTTATGTGGCTCCTGATGATGAAGCTAATTTCCGCTTTTATGCTAACGGAGTTGGATATAAAAGTGCTGCAGATGCATGCAGAAAGCTGAATGTAAAATATGGAACTTATAGGCTTCACATGTCCAATGGTTTTACAGTCGAACAAGCTTTAGGTATCGAGAAGGTACAAGACGGAAGAAAGGTTAGAGGAACCAAGTTTAATGTCGATGGAAAGGAGTACACGATAAATGAGCTGTCTATCTTACATAATGTACCGGAAGCTACAATTAGGGATCGTTTAAGTCGAGGGGCTACAATTATACAGTCAATAGGATTGGACGAAATACCAAAAGGGACTTTAAAGAAACAACGAGACGTTGCTAAAAATAAGAGAAAACCGATACGTTTAACCGTTAATGGAAAGTTGTATACAAGCTATAAAGCTCTAGCTGATGCTTATGGCTTACCTCAGTACACAGTTCGCCAGAGAATCGTGGTCTATGGTTACTCACCTGAGGACGCAGTTACGCTTGATGGAAAAAGTAAGCCATTAACAGTTGAAGGCGTTGACTTTAGTAGTAAGGCTGCTGCAGCTGAGGCTTACGGGCTCACTCCTGCTGTACTTTTAGCTCGGTTAGCTGGCGGTTCTACAATTGAACAAGCATTAGGTATTGAAGATAAAGAAACATCAAGAACAATAACTTATGAAGGCGAAATGTATAACTCTTTGAAAGATTTAGCTGATAAAAAAAGGTATTTCCGTCGGTACGCTTAGGTCAAGAGTACAATCAGGATTATCGCTAGAAGAAGCAATTAAAGCAGGAAACCGAATTATAAATTCAGGTAGGTATAACTTAACTATTCTACAAAGGGACAATGCGTTAGCAAACAAACCTGCTTGGTTGTATTTTGTTCGCATTCATATAGAAAACAAAGAGCGCTTCAAAGTGGGGATTACAACTCAAACTGTAGATAAACGTTTGAAACAAGAAGCTTACGAATTTCAAACGATTAAAGTTGTTGATGGTACTTTGTTAGACTGTTTTTTATTAGAGCAAGAAATTATCGACCTTTTATTTGATAAGCGTGATCTTGAAGTAACCTCCGATATGTTAGATGGCTATTCTGAAATATTTATTCTTAATGAAAGTGATATAGAAATAGTAAATGAAATATTAGATATCTAGCTTCTATACTCTAGATATCTAACACTTTGGATCTTTGACTAAAAGAGGTTCTGAGCCTTTTTATATGAACCTTTTTAACGCCCTTGCATATTTAAGTATCTGGTGGGCAACTTTTATATCATTTGATGCGCCAAGTTCTAAAAGAGCGACACCGATTAAAACTTGTTGAGCTGTTACCAGTTGACCTGTAGGTAGCTCTAACCGATCATGCCTCATTACGAAGTTTTCCCATTCTTCACAAGAGCTTAATTCCCTACCCTTATTCATCCTCATCAAGCGTTTACACTCTGGAGGAATCGATTTTCCTTTATCCCATTCTTTGACCGTCCTCACATTTTTTAAACAAAGTTTGGCAGCTTCTTCGACGGTTAAACCACATTCAAATTCACGAAAAATATAGTTTTTAGTCATTTCGTGATACTTCATTGAATTGTCCCTCAAAAGAGAGACATTTTATAGGATACGCATATGCAATCGCATTCAACATAAGCGCCCATAATACGCACTGACTTTAGTTTTAGTTACACTGATTTACGCTCTGATACTCCTTGATTTAATTTTGACTCAACAATATATAAGTCCTTGTTTTGTCAGTCGCATTTCACTTAATTGTGTTTTTTCTCTCTCTAATGCCTCATTAACATCGCCACCCACGTGTTTTGGTCTAAGTCGTGATTTGTTAAATTTTTCGGCTTTGCCACACGAAAAATAATTTTAAGAATATAAAGAATTTCGAGGCACATCACATGACAAAAGAGTCTTTCACTACGTTGTTTTGGCAAAACTTCACGAGCATTAAGCACGGCGCTGAGTTTTTTCACGTTAAACCTGTCACCGTTCGTCGTTGGTTAGATGGCCGCATTTTGATAAACCCAATGGCCGAAAAGCTACTTTTGATTAAAAGTCTCGGCTTTCTTCCAAACGACAATCGTTGGTCGGGATTTAGGATTGATGAGAAACGCGCGGTGTTGATTTGTCCTGACGGTCGTCAACTCAGCCCGACAGAGTTAAAGGAACAAGCCCTTTGGCGTGATGAATACAAAGAATTGGTGGCTAGATATGGTCACATCGAAGCGCCTAAAATTACTGAGCTACGATCCACGCCGCACCCGTTTCGTGGGGGGCGCAGAAATGCAGCCCCATGGATACCAAGTAAATTTAAACTCAGCAAATAATCATTGCTAACGGGCGACACTCGCTTGTCGCTCTTTATGTTGCAAGGCGCTTTTGTTCAGAGCGTGAAGGTTAATTGCTTTCTTGATTTTTATCTTCTGTTTTTGATTGAAGTCTTTCTCGCTGATACACAAAAACAATTCATCTTTATTGATTGTTTCAAATGTTTCATCAACAAACCGGATTTTGTTAAGAGACTTGATAACGTCACCCTCTTCTCGTGAGGTTTCTTCAAATAATCTCCATGGGTTCTCATCTAATAAAAGCGATCTCAAAAATACTGGAGCGGAAAACTCAGTATCAAAACTACAAGCATCAATGACATCTCTCATCATTAAGTTTAAAAAACAACAACTAACATGAAAAGTGACCATATTTTTAGTGGCTAGGTTTTTCCTATTATAAAGGCTTTTTGATACTTGTTGGTATTGATATAAAAGCTCTAAGTTTCGACCTGTTGGAGTAATGGCTAGCAACGCCTCCGTGTGCAACGTTATATTTTCATTCAAATCGCTATCGAGCCAGTGGTCGTTTACATCGCATGAAAATTCGAATATCAAATGATTTACCGACTCAATGAACTCATTATTCGCTGAGTAATGTGATTCTCTCGATTTGGGAAATGACAGTTGATACAGGCTTCGTCTATGTTGATAAACGTTCTCATCACAGTGCTCTCTGCAATATTTTTCAAACTCTTCTAAATGCTTATAGTAATTCGAAAATTCATTTTGTGATGCTGTCATTTTTAACTGCATGCGAGTTTGTTTCATCTGCTCGAGTGTTTGTATAGAACGATGGTGTGTTGCATATATCGCCCCTAATGGTATTAATATAGCCAGAATACCCAAAGGGACCTTGAAAATTGTTATGAAATTATTCCATCCAATATAGGATAAATTCATTTCAAGGTCGGAGTTAAAAATGATAAGTAAAGAGATGACCATGGATGCGCAAGTTATAACAATTATTGTTGCTCGAACAATTTTTAAGTCAAAAAAACCTATTTCTGGATGAAACCACTTTCTTTCGTTTAAGTCATAATCTTCGTTGCGCATTAAATTTCACCTTGTTTATTTTGATTACGCATATACTCAAAGCGCATATTATCGTATCGAGTTCTTTACAGTAAACAAAAAGCCGAACCCCATCGCTAAGGGTTCGGCTTTTTTAGGCTTCTGCTTTGGTGGCTTTCATTTGAAGCCTGTCGAGGTCAATCGACCCGCCAAAAGTATCGGCTCCCTACTCACTGTGTAAATCGTCATTAATGACGTTTCGAACCAGTTCGCACGGTTTAAGACTTAGTTATCATTGTTGCGCGTAGCCGTTAGAACCAAAACACTTTCTCGTACTTCTTGTAGCCCTTGGGTTAACTGCTTATTGATAGCAATCTGGTATTTCAGATTCATCCCCATCAAAGCAAACAGCACAAGCGATTCCGATGAAAAGCCCAGACCCGATAAGGCGTTAACTAGGGCGGTTTCCATCCAAGCCCCCTACACTTTTTGTCGGTTTCCAGCTGTCCGGCAGCGCTTCATACACACCAATGGCGGCGGGAATGGCCAAGCCGACAGCGCCGCCAAGATTAACGCCTGTTTCGGTGATTTCGACGCTGAATAAGTGACCGTAGCCCGTTGCCGCAGCGATGACGGAACCCAGTAGCGCCAAGCCTTTTAATGTGGAACGTTCAAACATGTTGTGTTTCTCCTTAAACCAGATTGACGCCTTTCAGCACCGTGTGTTTGCTGTAATGACGACCCACTTCCATAATGCTCATGGCGTGAAGCACTTCGACCAACAGCGGCTTGTTGTTCACCAAATCAATGCGCTCATCCATACCGACGCCCACGCGACCCGCAACAAAGCGTGCGTAGTTGGCGGTGTGGTTTTCGTTTGGTGGCGCAAAGCGGTGAATGATTTCGGTTAGTGTGTGCAGTTCGTGGCGTTGCTGATAGTTACGCAGCAAAATCGCCCCCGCACGAAATCCCCATTCGGGCGCTTTAAAGGTTTCAAAGGCTTTATCTCGTGACGGCGTCACCTTGCCTTTCCACGCATTGCCCGCAATGCGAATGTTAAGCGGGTTATGAATGCGAACCCCGCGAACGCTTGATGTGGTTGATGTCGTCATGGTAAACGCTCCAATCCCTAAGAGTATGATGACAAAGATAAACAGCGGCATAACTACACCGCTTGATAGTTGACTGAGTTGAAGTAATTCAAGTGCACGGGCGTTTTCGAGTAGTACGCCATCAAATGCGCGTGTGATTGACCGCCCGCCGTATCACCTTGCACCTGTACCGTGTTGTGATTCACTTTGGTAATGGTCGATGCACTGTAAGGCGCCTCGGTTGTCGTTCCGGTGATTTGGCAGTTACAGAAAATCAGGTGCTTCTCCATGCCAAACGGCATTGAATAGCGCCCCACATCGACACTCACGCCCCCTGTTAGCTCTGCTTTCGTCAAGCGCCCTAACGAATCAACACAGCGCATCGTGTCTTTTGCTACTGGGCTCGGTGTTAGGTCTGGGACGACATTCGCTTGGCTTGGGTTTAGGAATACGCCTGCGCCTGTAAACGCGGTGCTCTTTCTGCCGTTGTTCATGTCAGACTCAACAAAGAACGCATAAATGCCCCCTGGCTTAAGTTTCACGCCGTGAATCCAGCTATGAACAAAATCCGGTGCTTTCGGTTGCGCGGTCATGCTTGTTGCCACGTAATCCACAAAGTCGCCGTTTGCATCGAGTTCAATCACGCCAAAGCGGTGATAAACCGTGTCGTCGTGCATTTTCAGATAGACCGAGTACGACAGGTCAAGCAATACGCCTTTACCGTCTACGACTTCCAGTACCTTTTCGGTTTCCATTGGTGCGCTAAATACGCTGAAATGCAGCGTCTTGGCTTTATCGCCACCCATCATAAAGAACGTGGCTTTTGCCGTTGGGTCGCGCTTTTCTACTTCACCGCCTCGGGTGTTGTAGTGCGCAGCGTGAAAGTGGCGCGCTTCGGCAAAGACTTCGACGCCCCAACCAAATGGTGCGGGACGGCCAAAGCTGCGCCCTAGGTGCATTTCGCTGACGCTTTGGTTTTCGTAGGTGAATGCGCCTGTTGTCCATCGGGCATAGAATGCCGATTGCCAGTTGATGTCTAACTGAGCCGCTGAGAAATCAGGGTTAACCAATAAGTTTTCAGGTGACTCCCCGCTTGCTTGCGCCTTGGCGTCGTCGATGCAATCGGCCAAGTATTCGATTTTGTTGCGTGGGTTGCCGTTTGGCAGATTGTCACGTACTTGTCCCATGCGTTTAAATCTCCATAATCGTGACGGTGTCACCCGCCGTGCCTGTTAATGTCATGGCGGCGGTGCTTTCGATGGTGATGCGCTCGCCCGCTTCCAGTTCAAATGCGTCAACAAACACCGAGGCGGTGTTGGCTTTCGACGCCTTAATCGTGATGGCTTTGCGCGTGGCGTTTTGTGCCATGTTGTGCGGAAATACGCTCACGGCTTCGGTGATAAGGTTGCTACTGACTTGCTCATCCACTTTGACCACTTGCGTCGCTTCGAGCGTGACCGCGGGCAACGATTGAACATTCACGGGTTGCGGCGCTTTGAACTCAACAGGCGGCAAAGTGGTGACGCCGAGCTGTTGATTCGCGGCCAATTCAACCGCGGGAAGCTGATTTACTGCCAATTGTTGATTGGGTGCGATTTCCACCGCGGGCAGTTGTTCAATCACCACATTCGGCAAGGCTTGAACCACCACGCTTTGCCCCTCAACAGGCGGCATAAACGTCCCAAAACCAAACTGAATTTCGATTTCGTTGTCGGTGCGACTTGAGATAAGCAAACGCCCAAGGTGTTTACCCTCGCCTACGTTAAACACCGCCGACTTGCCAAGCGTGACGCGCTCACCGGACGATTCACGATAGATTTCAATTTCAGCTTGCGCCGCTTTCAGATACAGCCAATTACCATCTGGTGTCAGCGGGATGACTTGACCCGCGATAAGTTGCGTGTTCATCGTTTCTTCACCATTACGTAGCCAAGCACCAACACAAGCACGATTGCTAATACCACCATCATTTTGCTTGTTTCGACTTGCCCGCCGTCCTGTTTGAATTTCGCCAAGTCCATCATGGCTTCGAGGTTCTTTGAGTTTTGCGCCGCTTGGCTGCCCGCCAGTCCCGCCAACATATCGAGGTTTTCGCTGTTGGTTGAGGCATAGGTAGCCAATGAGTTGCCCGCAAAATCAACCACTTCATCAATCGCGGTTTCGGCGATGTCGTGCGTGGTGTCCATCGCTTCCAGCGAAATGCGCTCATTGCTGTTGAGCATTTCCCCGCCAAGCTCCATTGCGGCAGTCACGGCGCCGTGGTCGGTCATGGTGGTGTTAATGGTCGAGTTGTTCACACCCGAAATGGCAACGCCGAGGTTGTCACCACTAATGGCATTTTGACCGCTAACGTTAGTGGTGTTACTGGTATTACTCGACTTGGATTTAGAACTGCCCATCTACCACACCCCCAAATCTAAGCGGATAAAGTCACCATCTTGCTTGGCGGTAACGCCAATCGAACGCACCAAACGCGCCACGCCTTGAAACGCCGTATCCGCAGATAACGATTGCATCCCCGCGGCTTTGACGACATTAACCAGTTGTTTGATGCCCGAACGCAGACCGCGACCCGCGACGCCCCACAAAAAGTAGTTGTCACCGTCACGCTCACCCGCAATCACTAACGAACAATCGGCGCTTTTGAGGCGATACAGACTCACACGCCCCTCATTTACCGCTTTACACAATTCGGTGTAAGCCTGTGGGCAAGCGCGAAACGCGGGCTTGAGTTCCCCAAGCGCCCGTTTCGATTGTGTCACCACTTCAATCACTTCTTTTTCCATAGCAACACCGCCACAATCACAATTACTGCAATCATCATCAACGTGGACGGGTTAAACACACTCGCGCCGCCCATGTTGATGCTGCCCACTGACAGGCTGCCGCCCGACTTACCATTGGCGCCACTGGTTGCGGGGCCACCGTTGGCACTAATTGGCATCGAACCGGAGTTACCTAATAGCCCACCAATCATAATTTGAATCCTTTCTTGTACAGGATGTAACAAACCAGAAGCAGAGCGAGCACCAAGCCGATGCGGTCAAAGCCGCCCGACACTTTGACGCCCGCCCAAACGCCGACCGCACCTGCAATTAGGTATGGAATAAACGGCATTACTTCTTCCCCTTAGCGACGTAGAACACCGCCAATAACAACAGTACGAACAGCATCGCGCCCATCATGAGGTGCGTGGTTGTCACCCCCGCAAACGCGGAGGTGTAAACAGGCTCACCTGTGGGTTGTTGGTAGTCGTTATTGTGCTTGCGCTGTTCATCTGGATTGCTGGATTCGACGCGTTGAGCTTCGTTCTCAATCTTTACGCCGAGCCAGTCTTTACCCAAGTCGGTGACGTCGGTCAGCAGTTCGCCGCCCGTTTCTAATACGCCATCCCAAATTGAGCCCCACATGCTTTGCTCTTGCGCCATAACACCCCCTTACTGCGCGGTAGGCACCGCCACTTGTTCGATGGCTTCAATCAGTACCGGAATACTGCCCGCTGCCGTTTTTTCCACTTCAAACGCCAGTTGTTTCATGGCTGCGGTTGGTAGACGCGCTTCGCTACCAAAGCCGCAGCGCGTGAAGTCCAGCGAGAAAAAGCCTGCGTTTTGCTCACGACCCGCTGCCGCGAGGTCATAGGCGTTATCGGCTTTGTTGACGTTGAGCTCTTCACGTTCATCACGTAGGACGCGAACACGTTCAATCGTGTTGTCTTTTAGGTGCAAACGCTTGATAGACAGCGCCGCGCTACGCTCGGCAAAGTCAAACGGCGTGCGACCACTTGCCGCGGCGTACCACGTTTGTGAGTAAAGGCGAGGCATGTAGATACGTTGAGTTTGCGCCGCGGTGGTATGAGCACGAGCGCGAATCATTGGCGCCGCTGTCCCTGTCTTGGCTTTTAGCTGGATGTACATAAACCAGATTTCGCCCTGTAGGGTCACAAGCTCACCTGTACGGATACCCAGTTTTGTACGCATCGTCATGTCAGAGAAGTTCAACACGTAGCGACCCGCTTGCACGTACTCTTTCTTGTGCTCTTGCAAGTCGATAAGGTCTTGACCTGTCACGTTGACGATTTCACGACCGTTCACTTTGACCGCAATGCGCTCAATGTCCGCAGGGTCAAGAATGTCAGTGACTAGCTCGATGTTTTGGTAAGTTGGGCCCGATACCAAGCGCAATGTGGCTTGGTTGCCCCAGTTCACACCTTCAACTGGGTCAAGCTCACGTGGACGTGGGTTAAAAGGCTGTTTTAACGCTTCCATTAGAACCATCCTTTGTCGCCGTTAAGGGTTTCACGTACTGGCGTCAGTACGCTGATGTTGTTGATAGCGGCAATCACGATGAGCGTGATAATCAGTGCCATCAAAAGGTTTTTATGTTGCTGTTTCATGGTGTTCCTTTCGGTTGTACACGGTTAAAAAGTGATTTCATGAAACAGGGAAACGGGCGGGCTTGGAAGTTGGAGAAACCTATAGGTTAAGTGGCTAACCTATAGGTTGAATGAGCGTTGAAATTAGCGTTGAAGTGCTCCGGTCAGACAGTTAAATGAGGACTTTTCCACGTTGCCGATACCGTCACGAACCAACATATATTCGGCAATCGGTTTGCCTATCGCGGCTTTGTTGTGTTTGGCGGACTTCAAGCCCGCCAAGGTATCGACGCACAAGCCCTTTTTATCGGCAAGCCATCGCGCATCGGCCATTGAGTTCACCGCGCCAATCCACCACACAGGCGATTGCTCGGTCACGGTTTTCGGTACTTCCTGACCACGTTGAAAAATCGAGTGCAGCACAAGCCCATATTGGCGACCACCGCGCCACAATTCGCCCGCCTTACCTTTGAGTTTGCCGGACGTTTCCACGCAGCTTGCCAGCTCTTCGATGATCACATGCAGTTGGTCAGCATCCCCATTACCGACCGCCCACACTGCCGCGCTGAAAAATTCGAGTTCCTCACTACACGCGCCATCTTTGGGGATGTAGGCTAACTTGAACGACTTGCCTCGCTTGCGTGCCATCACCAAGGCTTTGACGAACGCCACACGAGAACTGGTTTCAAGGCATTGTTGACCGCGGAATTTTGCCCCCGCGTAGTTTCGATATGGGTCAAAAAAAACCGCTTGCGCGGCTTTTGGCACTAACCCCAAGTGCTTAACGGCGGAGGTTTTACCCCCGCCCGTGCCCGCCACGTAAATCACATGCCCGGCATCGTGTGACGGGTTCGAGTTGACCGGATTGGGGAATTTAAGCGGCGTCTTTTTCTTTTTGCTCACGCTGTTTTTTCTCCTCTATCGCTAATAGCTCTTTTTGGTATGCCATGGTTTTCTTGGCACTGTAGACCAGCGACAACACCGCCAAACCGAGCACCGCTTCTTCCATGTAATTACCGAACATCGACGTGACCGTGTCACCATGCTTTTCAAGCACTGGCAACGCCGCATCAATCACTGCCGCTTTGCCTTTTTCGTCAAACTCAAAGTCCACACCGGAAATAATCGTCGTGGCTTGCTCAGCAATGGTGAACAACACCGACAATGCGCCCTGAAACATCTCGCCCGCGGGTTTGCTGTCGTCGTTGGCGGCTTCGGTTGGTAAGTCGGTTAACTCGCTGACTTCGGTTTGCTCCAATCCGCTGATAACCGCGGAGAAGTCGCCCCAATCGTCCATATCTGGTTGATTTTCAATTTCACCCTGCATTGATTGGCTCTCCCTGTTCGGTTGGCTGTTTGGTTGGCATCAGTTGACGGATTGCCCAAATCAACAAAGCGACAAACGCAATCCCCGCTAAGACTTTTTTCACCGGAAACGGTGGCTTTTTAATGGGCGTTGCTACGGGTTCGGGGTCGGTTGGCGGCTCGGTTTCAACGCTTGGCGCTTCCACTGGTTCAGCTACCGCAATGCTAGGCATATCAGTGCTTGCAACGATTTCGGGCACTGGCTCAACCGTTGGTAATTCGACGTCAATTGTGACCGCGTCACTCACTTCCAGTTGTTCAACCGAGTCAACCATGTTGGATTCCACAAACGCGTTAATGCTCTTGCTCATTGGGCTGTTGCCGCAGTTTGGGCACTTGTAATACAGCAGCCCTAAGTTGCGCCCGTTTTTGGTCGGTTCGCCCTCGGCAATCAGCTTGCCCTCACCGACACGATGCACGGTGGAAGCGGTATGACAAACGGGGCACGAAACGTGCCCACGAATTGGGTTTGGATGTTTACTCATCGGCGGTTGCCTCGACACTTTCCAATTGCTGAATGTTGTCTTGCACACAACCGCGATATTTTGCACGCACCTTGTTATTGAGCTTGGTTAACTGCTCGATTTGCTGAAATAGCGTCGGATTCAAACCAAACGCTTCAAGCGACAAGTTACCCGTCATGAGCATCTTGCTTGCACGCTTGATAATCGCGTTGGTGTCCATGTTTTTGAACTGACTCAGTTCGTTTTCCACACTGGCGTTGAGTTTGTCGGCGGCATCGAGCGCCGCCATTGCTTGCTGACATTCTTTAAGGGATAGCATTTCCATTGTTTAAGCCTCGGCTAGTTCGTCGTCGGTATTCGGTTTTTTCTGAATCTGTTTGTTGACTTCTTTCATCCAGACCAGCAATAGACGCCAAAACACGCCGCCCTTGCTGCGCTTCACTTCGGCTTCCATTTCTTGGGTGATTTTGTCGATGGTGCTCATTGGGTTGTCCTTTTACCTAGTTGCTGAAATCGTTGTCGCAAGCAATATCCCAAACGGGTTAAATCAGTCGTAATGTGTTGTTTTGTAATTTGATTGAGCAGTATTGGTCGATGGAAACCGTCGCCCCATTCGCCAAAGGCTCTAATAGGCATTTCACTCCCTCAAAGCTCCATCCGGTGAGCTTCTTCAACTCCGTAATGAGTGGGGAGTTACAGTTATTTTCAGTGCTCCAAGACGTCGCTCCGCGACTTTTTAAAAGACGCTTTACGTCTTTCGTTTGCACGAGCGAATAGCACTCGCTGGCGGTTTCGATGACTTGACCGCACCACTCAAAACCAATGATTTTTTTGATTGGCTCGCCGTAGTCGTTTTTGTTTTCTTTGTAAGCCAACTTCGCGCCCTTAGCTAACTGACAAAACAGCGCCCATTTGGATGAGTCTGCCGCTTGTCTCAGTTCTTCTAGCTGATCATCTTTCTGGGTTTGTTCGGCTGTCGCTCGGCGTAAACTGCGCCACAAGGAAACAGGCTCACCACCAAATTGCTGAAACTGGCGAATGCGATGCACTGACGCCCAAGCGCGCACTTTAAATGCGCTTTCTTCGGCTTCAGTGTCTGGCATGTGTTTACCGTTGATGTTCTTCGAGACGTACTTGGCAATGTATGCCGTTGCGCCGCCCTTGCTTGGGTCGGCTTCTTTTACATCAAAGCGTGGCGTGATGTCGTCGCCTAATTCCTCACGGTCTGGCGCAATCGCCTCACCGCGGAGAATACGAATGATGTTGGCTTTGTCTTTGTGAGAGCAAAACAAGAAATAGTGCGCGTGACTGGTTGCGTCTTTGTGTGGCTCGGCTACACGAAAGCCAAAGTATTCAATCTCTAACTTTGCCAACTTAGCGCGAGCAAGTGACCATTGGCGCATTAACTCGGCGTGCCCGTCTTTGACGCTTGAGCCATCCCACTTTGGAGAATTGCGGTGATAACGGCTTGGCAGTGTCCACGTAATGAAAAGCGCGGTGTATTCCAGTTCGTCGGCCAGTTCTTCAAAACCTCGTGAGCGAACCATCATTTCAATGCGGCGGTTCTCAGGGTTAGCAATGGTGCGCTTTGCCACTTCCTCTAATGGAAAGTGCTCGCCTGTTTCCTCGTTGTACACGCTCATCGACTTCATATACTTCTCGGATTCGCGTTGCTTGCGCTTCCAGTTACTAAAGGAAATCTCTGACACGTATTTGCTTTGATGGCCTTTGTCACCCACACGGCTCATGGTGATTTGGGCGTACTCGATGTAGTCACCACGCAGACGCAGCAAACGACGTTCGACCCACTTTTCAGACTGCATTTTGAGTACCGCGGCTGTTAGCATTTGCTCTAACACTTCAACGTCTTTCACTTTGAAATTCACGTATGGCGGCTTGATGTGAATGGTCTTAAGTAACGCTTTTTGCTCAGAATAAACCGCGGCCAACGCCTCAACAAAAGAGGCGTAACCCTCGGCATTTAGACTTGATAAAATCTCGGCGCATTGGTCGGCGTACTTCTCCGCGAATTTGGTCAGCGCATCGTCACGCATCAAAATGTTGTGCGTCAATGGCTCGCTATGCGCGCCCTTTCGACTGTCAACAAACGAGTAACGATTCTCGATATGGTGAGCGCACTTCAAGCCAAATTTCACCGCGTCTTTGGCGGTTTTAATCACGTTTTCACGTGTGGCGTTTTGGCGCTGTGTACGCGCCTCAACTTTACGGCGCACATCGTTTCGAACTATCGCGGGTAAGCGTGGGAAGAATCGGCGTGAAAAGGCGCTTTGATGAATGGCATCATTGGCGAACGTCTTGCCCGCCATTTTGATTTCTATGGCTTTGGTGTCGAAATCCATGCATCCCCCTGATTAAAGGGAAGAATCCGCGCCCACTTGGGGCGCTTCATCTTGCTTGCGGATTTCGTGTAGTGGTTGGCCGTTGTTTTGCGCGCCAAGTGTCGCCATGCGGTTAGCGGTAGTCGTAATATCGGCTAAGGTGTCGTTTTGTGCTTTGATGCAAGCGACAAGCGTCATCCCTTGGTAAAGCCAAAGTGAGGCTTCAACGGCTTCAAGCTCAAAACTATCGAAGTAGATATGAGTTCCGTTGTCTTGTGATGCAACAAGTTGGCGCTGATTGCGGCGTGATTTCCAGATACTAAGATTCATGCTACAACCCCCTGACGAAAACGTGTAGGAATGTAGGTCTGTTTCTTCTTAGGGAATTGCTCGGCGAACTTCTCGCGTAATTCTGCGATTTTACGCAGCGATTTAGCCGTTTTGATTGGGTCTGGATTTGCACACCCTGCCATATCAGGGCAAGGTAAGTGAATTGGGTTTGAGATTATACGTTCCATGTTCATAGCCTCCGCAAGCTGTCTCTTTTTTGAACATGGCAACCGTAAACGAATTATTTTAAACGTACAAACGAGTTAAACTACTGAAATAGCACGTAAGATGCTCTACAATTTAACAATCTTGTTTCTTTTTTAAACAGTTACTAAATGAACTACACAAACATACTTTTAGACAGAGTAAAAGCTAAGTACGAACTGGGCTCAGACTACAAACTAGCTCAGAAACTTGGCGTTGGTCGTAGTCGCGTAGCCCACTGGCGCGCGGGTAGCTGTTCTATGGATTGGGAAATAGCCTTTAAAATCGCTGACTTACTGGAACTAGATGATCAAAATTTGGTGTTCGGTTTGATAGATGATAAGTACAATAATCCCCGCTTAATCAATGCCTTACAAGCAGGCGCCCCTGTCTAATCTATATTAACCCTTTCAAATATAATGCGCACTGCAATAGTGGTTCCTGTGGACTTGCAAATCCGGCACAAACCATTGAGATTCCTGATAATCCAAGCCCATTAAACCTTTTTGCAATTCCTTCTCATACTGCTCTTAATTGCTTCCACCCAGCAATGGTACCTCAGGTTGAAGCAATGTTTGGAATTGCGATACCACGCCTTATCAACTATCTCGTGTATACGTCAGTGTAATAATTTATTTTTTCATGAAAATTTGAGGTGTAAAAACCGAACCTCATAACCAAAGGTTCGGCTTATTGAGCTGTTGTTTTATTTATGACTTCACAAACCAAGGTCTCTTTTCATATGGTCGCTTAGCTCTTCGGATGCCCGTACGTTTTGCTTTCTTGAGTACCGATGCCTTAACTCACCACCAAACAACACGCGAAATACTCTAGTATAAAAATTTATGGTTTGTACAACTAACTTAGAAAAACTTATTTCTGGCAAGGATAATTGTTTCGTATTTTGTTTTATTACTTTCAT